AACTAATTAAGAATGCTTGTAGTAATGAGATCATCAGTGGATTCAAGAGCTCAGCTCTTGGTACAGAGCACACGTATCCAAGTAATGAAACTGATCAGAAAAACTTGAACGGGTGTATTACGTCATCTCTCCTACATACAAGTGACCCTACTTGGACGATTAATTTTTGGTGTGCTGATACTACTGGAAATTGGGAATTTACTGCTCATACTGCTGAACAAATTCAACAAGTAGGAATGGATTGCATTAATTTTATTCAATTACAACAAAATAGATGTAATCAATTGATTACACAGTTGAGCTCAGCAACTACTGAAGCTGAATTTGACGCAATTGTTTGGAAAAATTAAAAGGGAGCAAACATGGAATGGTTAAAAATATTTTGGATGGCTACAAAAGCAGGAGCACAACTTGATAACTCTGCGATCTGGAAAAGCCGACAAGATCTGGGTAACGTATTTCTCACGTTTGCTACTGTCATTTCAATAGTGTTAGCTCACTGGAAGATCTTTTTAGGACCTGATGATGTTCAAAATATTGCTGGTTTTGCTACTACTGTCGGGTTGCTCTGGAATAAATACTTCATCAGTGCCACCTCAAAATCTGTTGGTATTGGAGTCATATCCGCAAGGACTGATAAAGTTGGATCCAAAACCGAAAGTAGTACTGATACCGGAACGCCCGTCATGCAAGCTGAAAGCCCAAATTCTGGTAAACGATCCGGAGACGTTACGTCAAATGGGGATCTACCAGAACAAACCGCAAGTAAGCCAGAACTCGACCCAAGTTCAATTTTCGGAATTACTGGATAACGTTGACGGTGCTGTATTTAGAGTTGAATGTAAAACTAATTAAAGGAAATTTATATGAACTACGTAACATTGCTTAAACAAGTTTTTGCTGCAGTTAAAGTTGCTGAACAATTGATTCCTGGTACAGGACAAGGTACTACAAAACTTGACATGGTTAAGACAATGCTTGAAGAGTTTGCTACTGCAGGTGGTATGGCAACAGATTGGTTTCAAGCTAATTGGCCTGCGATTCAAAGTTTGATTGCATTGTCAGTTAGTATGTACAATGCAGCAGGTTTGTTCAAAACCAACCCGTAAGGTGGATTATGTTATCAACTATAATTATGGTTGATAATTATAGTTGAACTTGTTTAAAAGCTACAAATAGACATCTGGGAGATTAAAAATCTCCCAGTTTCTTTATCAGAATTGCAGTTTTAATTGATCTTACTGTTTAACTGCTGCTAAACTATTTCATTAAACCATGATCTAAAATCACCTGGGTAATCAGTTGGATCATATATCCAAATTCCTTCCCCGCAGATGTGAAATCTGACGCATTGAAGTTCACCTACTAGAATTGAAGAAGTTAGAGAGATAAATCTTTCATTAGACGGGTAGATTACTAAGGTTCCTTTTTGAGGTTGGAACCCGAAATTGTAAACAGGAAATTCAAGTTTTCCACCCAATACGTGTGTATCAAGATCAAATGGTGGGTTTTCTTGATAGTCTTTTAACCAAAGCACTCCAGTTAAGTCACGATCTTTAACTCTAATCCAATGTTTTCTCTTGAACACCGCATTTTCACAGTGAGGTTCTTCAGCAGGTTTTCCACTTGATACAGGGAACTGTTGAAATACTAAGTGTTCTGTTCCCCTATATTTAAACCCTGTGTAGTGCTCTTCAATAGGTTTAATTAATTCTTTGTACTTATCAAAAATTTTATTTTCAGCTTCTACATGAAATCGTTCAGACGGCTGTAGCACGTCAAAATCATCTTTGATCGGTTGCACTCTAACTTCAGTTGCAATCTGATCACATGTATCAGAATCAATTAAGTTTTGAAAAATTAAAAACGGAGATTTAGTTTGTTTTGTCATCTTGTCTTTTGATATTAGACTGTTGTTGATACTATTTATCATTCTTCTTCAGAGTCAATTATTTCACTTTCTGGAGATTCAGATGAATATCCATTAGAATCAAATGTAATTGGGATTCCTAGCGCACCCAAAACATTTCTACCTAATAAAATTTCATACTTCATGGTTGAACGGTCATTCAAAGTGAACTCAATCTGATTTAAACGTATTCCCCTGACCGTGATGTCAAGCTTGACTACTGGACGGGAAATTGATTGATCAAGAGAAGCTTGTCTAATTTTTACTGTCTTGTACACAGGTACTTTATAAGTGATGTCACCTCTTGTAAATTTTACAAAATCACCTTCTATGACTGATTTATCAACATGTAATGAACTGTACTTTGCACCTGTGTCTATTCTAGCTTCTGTGTTATCAATAATTCGGTGTACAGTACACGGTTCAGTTTCACCTAAATGATGATCATCAGGTTCAGTTGTTTGTGCTACAGGATCTGTCGCCGTTGGTGACATTGCTGAGATTTCAGAAGTTGGTGCTATAGGTTGTTCAACATCAGCATGAGATTGGTTTAAGTACTTTACAATCTCTTCTGCTAAGTTCTTTTCAGGCCAGTTCTTTTGAATGTTTTCAAGACCCGGGGAACCGTTAACTTCAAGCACAATTATCTCTTTATTTTCAGTCAAGAGATAATCAATTGCGCAGAATCTACTTCCAAAAAGCTCAACAATCTTTTTTGATACTGCAAGCTCTTCTTCAGATGGTTCATATTTTTCAGTTTCAGAACCCAAGTGAGAGTTAGTACGAAACTCATCTTTTTCCTTAGGTTGACCACGTAAATTTGAAGCCAATAAAGAGTTACCGATCATGATAACTCTAATAGATTTGTCATGTTTACAAAATTCTTGTAACATGAAATCAATACCTTCCTTAGAAAGCGTTTGAGCTACTGACACCAATGAAGCGCGGCTGTCAACTTTCATGACACCAATTCCATGAGTACCTCTTAATGTCTTAATAACAAAAGGATAGTTTATCTTTCCTTGTTGTTCTAACGATGTAACTACAGTTTCAATATCATCTGTACCCTGAATTATGACGCTATAAGGTGTCTTGATTTCAGCAGAGTTCAATACCACTTGAGTCATTAGCTTGTCATTACACAGTTCCATACTTTCAGGAGTGTTCAGTAATTTAGCTCCTTGAGTTTCTAAGCGCTTCAAGATACCAAGCTTAATTTCTAAGTGGTATTCATTTAACCTTGGAATGATCGCAGTTTCAGCATCAACGTTAACAGGAACTAAAATACCATCGTTTATGAAGAACACTCCGCTTTCAGCACCTTCAATCAAGACACATTTTGTGATGTCAAGAATTTGAGTTTCAAGTCCTACTCCTACTTTTTCTGCAGCTTTTTTTAGCTCAATAGGTACAAAGTTATTAGGTTCAGCTGTAACTATGATCAACTTTTTCATATTTTTCCTTGCTTGAATAGCTCAACATATTTTGATTGTTTAATTAAAAGACAGGGAGAAGCAATCCATACTTCACGATCTTCTACTTCATGAAATGATTCAATTGGAATAACTTTAAATCCATTTGAATCAGGGTCAAATTTTTCTTTAAGGTAGAGCATTGTTGATGTTACAAATCTTGACATTAGATCGCTCATAACTTGGCTTTCTTCTTCAGTTATTTCAGTATTCGTCTGCAAGTTTTTAACGATCTTTCCACGATTGTCAATGATCACTTTGTCTAAGTTCTTTAAAAATGATTCAAAGCTCGAATAAGACATTATCTCGGTATTGAGATCTTCACCTGATAATTTATTTACTGCTGAGCTGATATTTTTTACCCAACTAAGCATCGCAGCATTGTCAACTCGATCAAGATTTAAGCTACGTTCAACCTCACTAAAGCTTTTGTAAAATGAACTTTTTAAACTGATTCCAACTCTAGAGCGATCAAAGGGTATCACTACATAAGGATCAGTTCCAGCTCTCGTTCGTTCTGTAAAAGCACGAATACTGTGCTCACGATCTGGAAATTTTTTCCAGTGAGGTGAAGTTTTAATGATACTGTCAATCCAAAATTTACTAATCTTCTTTGGAGATAGCTCAGGAGTCATCAACATGATGTCACTACCAGAACTCACAGTAAAGATCGGAGCCATTGTCATTACACGATGAGAGTTCTTTGTTTTCTTATTTAAGAGCTCAAGAAATAGATGATCAGAAAGATCCATCTTATAACTTGTTTTTAATTGTTCTTTGATCTCTAAGATCTTCATTTGATCCCTGCTAATTTCTTCAATTGATGCTTTAGATCTTCTGTTGTTGCTAGAGGGCGATTAGGAGTATCAATAGATGATGATGGATAATTTGGGCTCTGTGAAGACCCAGGTGTTTTTTCACCCTTGATATCAACCGTTACTTTTTTCTTATCAGCGTTAGTAGCTTTTTTTAATTCAACAGCACCATCACCATTATCTATCGGCTGTGCTGTAGCATTAGTTAAGCTTAATTCAATCAGTTCAATCTCTTTTTTGATCTGCGAAACAATTGCTAGCTTATTTTCAAGAGAAGATACTGATGCATCAATAGAGCGAATTAAACCGATAAGTTCTGCCCAGTAATTAATCACTGAGATTTTCTCGTCATCAGTCCCTGTAAAGTCAGGTGTAACTAACGCAGAATTGTCACTTTCAGTAAGAGGCATCATAGTTTCCTTAAAGTTTTACATAAAATTCATAAGTTCGTTCAGATAGTTTGATAAAAAGAAGTAACTCTATTATAAAGGTTTTCAACTAACTTTTCATTTATAGTTTTCTTGAAAACCATCGGAAGATGGTTTTCCACTCCCATCATTATTACCATTTTCTCAATGTTTGTTCCGAACATTTCATTATGCATCATAGCATATCCTGAACACTGTACCCAATAATCATCTATCTCATCAATTGATTTAACTCTACTTGAAGTTTTATAGTCAATGATGGCAATGGTATCTTGATACTCAGCTACTAGATCACAACGTCCTGCAATACCTAAAATGTCAGAATAAAGAACGACTTCTTGTCCAAACACTTTATTTATCTTTCTAAGTTCAAGTCGAAGACTGTTAAATATCTTGACATGAGCTTCAGGGAACTCGTGCAACTTTGGGTCTTCATCTCGTAGATAACGTTCTAGCATTAAGTGAGTGTTAGTACCACGATCACATGCAGCTTTAGATACTCTATCAGCTTCTTTGTTCCCTACTTTAGCTCTCCAATTATTGAGCACGT